GGTAAGTATATCCCATTAGGGATTTACAATAATGTAAAAATCGGTTACGGTACCGTAGATTTTAAAAATCTTAAAACTGTTTATTTAAAATTGAATTCTTGGGTACAACCAGAAAATGACACTGAAGATTATAATCAAACTATTTTAAAAACAAGAAGAAAAATAAAAGAATCAATATACAACCTTAAAGATTCAAATTTTAAAGACCAATGTATTGTGGATTTGGATATAAGAACAAAAGGTATTAAGTTAGAAAAAAGGTCATTTATGAATCTTGAAATAACTTTATACGTTGAGAAACAATTCGATGTTAAATCAAAAGAAATTAAAAATACAATAAAAAATTTATTGGAAGATGTTATCGATGGTAGTTTAATTGATAAAAAACTATTCAATTTTCACAAAAGTAAGAAATAACTTGGTTCTTGATGTATTTATAGTAATAAAATCTATAAATGAAGATATTAGGACCAAAAGAGACTGGACACGGAATTTTAATAGAATACGATGCTGGTCACGTTTCACCAGAGGATAACAAACAAATTATTAAAGAGGCAAAGGATATGGACTTTTCACAAGACCTTATCCTTTATGCTGTTTTGCAAAAATACGATACTGCAAATAAGAACGGAAGGATTTATCCTGAGATGTTACTTAAAAGGGAAAACGAGAAATATCAAACATTAATTAAAAAGGGTGGTGCCTTAAATGAACTAAACCACCCATCATCTTCACTTATCGATTTAGATAGGGTATCCCATTCAATTCTTGAAACATGGTGGGACGGTAGAATCCTAATGGGTAAAATTAAATTATTCACTTCTCCTGGTTGGAGAAAGATGGGTATTGTATCTACTAAGGGGGACCAAGCCGCAATGTTAATTATGAACGGAGCCACTTTAGGTATATCTTCTCGTGGTGTTGGTTCACTTAAAAACGTAAAAGGACAGAATATTGTTCAAGAAGACTTTGAGTTAGTGTGTTTCGATTTAGTATCGTCACCATCTACTCCCGGTGCATATGTTTTTGCTGACCAAGCAGATAGAGACCAATATCAAGAGTCTGAAGAGAAAAAACCCCAAGTTGAGAGCAGAATGAAAAAATTAATGGGGAATTTAGATACTTTTTTATCCAAATAATAAATTTTATAGGGGTAGTTATATTGAAAAAGAGAATTTTTCATAAAATCGTACTATTTATAAGATAATAAAACAAAATTTCACAATGACTGAAAAATCAATTTTAGAACAAGCGTTACTTCAAGTACAAACACTTGAAGAAGCAGTAAAGCAAAATGCAAAGGGTATACTTGCTTCAACTATGAAACAAGAACTGAATGACTTGCTTAAAGAATCATTGGAAGAAGAGGAAGAAACTGAAATCCCTATGGATGAACAACCAGAAGATGAAGTTAATCCTGAAGAAGAGGCAGACGATATGTCAGACGATGAAGCAACAGCAGATGATGCTGAAGCTGATGATGCTGAAAATGACACAACAGACCTCGATAACGAAGATCCAACTAAGGGTATCGATTCATTAGACTCAGAAATGGGTGATGATGAATTACCTACAGATTCAGAATCAGAAGACGAAGAACCATCTATGGATGATTTTTCCGATGAGGACGAAGATGTGATGGACATGACTGGTGCTTCAGATGATGAAGTTCTTAAAGTTTTCAAGGCTATGAAACCAGAAGATGGTATTGTAGTTAAAAAAGACGGTAACAATGTAGAACTTACAACAGATGAAGACGATTATATTATCAAACTTGATGGTGATGATGATTCGGAAATGGAAATGCCAGAAATGGAACCTGAAACGGACGAAGAAATCATGTACGAAATTGAGTTAGATGAAGAAGACGAAGATTCTGAAGAAATTGAGGTTTCTGAAGAGGAAGAAGAATCTAAAGAAGAAGAAGTTGGTGAAGCTGCAAGAACATTCGGAGCTGACGTTAGAGCACCTCAGGGTAAAAAATACAAAGCTGGACGTCACGAAATGAATGAAGAAGTTGAAAATTTGAAAAAACAAAATTCTGAGTATAAGAAGGCTTTAATCCTTTTTAAAGAAAAACTTAATGAAGTTGCTGTTTTCAATGCAAACTTAGCTTATGCTACACGTTTATTTACAGAACATTCTACAACTAAACAAGAGAAATTGAACATATTAAAGAGATTTGATTCAGTTTCTACTATGAATGAGGCTAAAAGTCTATTCAATACAATAAAAACTGAATTAGGTACAAAAACTACAGTTACCGAATCAGTTGTTGAAAAAATCTCTAACACTCCATCAACATCAACATCTCAAGAAGTGTTATCAGAAGCTAAAGCTTATGAGAATCCACAATTCAAGAGAATGAAAGATTTAATGGGTAAAATAAAATAATAAATAAAAAAACCAAAAACAAATATTCAAAATGGGAGCATTATTAGAATCAGGTATGGTAGGTAACATCGGTCTTAAGCACCTTCGTGTTATCAAAGAAGATACCATCAAAAAATGGGATGACTTAGGCTTTTTAGAAGGTCTTAACGGTCACCAAAAAGATAACATCGCGCAATTGTATGAAAACCAAGCGTCTTACTTAATCAATGAAGCAGCAACAGCTGATGCATCTGGTTCTTTCGAGACTGTAGTTTTCCCAATTATCCGTCGTGTATTCTCTAAATTATTAGCAAACGACATCGTTTCAGTACAAGCAATGAACTTACCAATTGGTAAATTGTTCTTCTTCGTACCTAAAATCCAAGAAAGAACTGCAGGTAATGCACACTATTCTCCTTACGGTATCCCAGGTGGTGCTGGTGGATCTAGTGCTTCTACTGGTTACACAGGTATTAACTTGTATGATCGTTTCTACGAGAACAGTGATGCAAACGACCAAGGTTTGTTTGATTACTCTAAAGGTGATTTTTCAATCGTTTCTTTAACAGGTACTTCACTTCATGAATTCGCAGCAGGTGCTGAGGGTAACGGAGTAACTTACACTTCAGGTTCAACTGTAACTTCATTAGGTTCAGTTATCTTGAAATTAACTGGTTTCTCTAAATTAGGTCAAGGTAAATTATCAGGTCCAGACGGTAACGAAATGGACACTGAAGAATTTTTAGCTTCATTATCTTTAACATGTCCTCGTATTGCTAACTTAAGTGGTAGAACATCTTTACCATTTAACGTAGTAACACAAAAATATGGTAAAGGTATTGTAGAATACGGTTCAAGATCTGCAGGTGCAAATGGTCTTAACTTTAACGATATCTGTGATGAAGAAGGTTCAATCTACTTAAACGTTGATTTACAATCTTATTCATCTACTGCAGGTTTCTCTAACTATTCTGTAACAGGTACAACATCTTTAGATGGTACTGACTTTACAGCAACTTACCGTCGTTATGCAACTTTAGAATTTGAAGATGCAATCGGTGAAGTTTCTTTTGATTTGGAATCAGTAACAGTTTCTGTAACTGAAAGAAAATTAAGAGCTAGCTGGTCTCCTGAATTAGCACAAGACGTTAGTGCATTCCACAACATCGACGCTGAAGCTGAATTAACAGCTTTATTATCTGAGCAAATCGCAGCTGAAGTTGACCGTGAAATCTTACGTGATTTACGTAAAGGTGCGGCTTGGAAAGCTAAGTGGGATTACAACGAATGGAAATACGGTGGAACTGGTGGTGCAACTTTACAAGGTTACACACAAAAAGATTGGAACCAAACTTTAGTTACTAAAGTTAACCAAATTTCTGCTCAAATCCACAAGACTACATTAAGAGGTGGTGCTAACTGGATCGTTGTTTCTTCAGAAGTTTCTGCAGTATTCGATGATTTAGAGTATTTCCACGTATCTAACGCAGCTCCTGAGCAAGATTCATACAACATGGGTATCGAGAAAATCGGTTCTCTTGCTGGAAGATACCAAGTGTATCGTGATCCTTACTTCCCAGCTGGTAAGATCTTAATTGGTCATAAAGGTAAGTCTTTATTGGATGCAGGTTATGTATACGCACCATATGTGCCATTACAATTAACTCCAACAATGTACAATCCATTCAACATGACTCCTATCAAAGGTATCATGACACGTTACGCAAAGAAAATGGTGAACAACCGTTACTTCGGTGTAATCGATGTACAAGGTATTGTAACATTCAATATGGATACTTTAAGATAATCTTAGGATTCATCATATTAAAAGACCCTCGAGAAATCGGGGGTTTTTTATTTTTGGTATATTCCAGAATATTATTTATATTTGCATTATGAGTGAGGTGGACTACAATAAATTAAGGTTAGATGTCTTAGAAAAAATGATACGTTCTAGAGGAATTGAATGTAAAATGAAAAAAGACGAAATTGTTAAGGTTTTGAAACTTGACGATGAGGGGAAGTATTACCCACCTATGAAGGAAACTACGTATGAAAAACATGAGGGTGGATTAATTGTGGGAATAGATTTAACTAATAAAGACCATTTAGTACAAATAGGTAATTTAATTTTAAAAAAAGAGGCTAAAAATTTACACAGATATGCCACAGGTATGTTGTACTATTGGTCAAAACAAAAATTAATTTAATATGAATTGGATAGAGTATTTTTTAGAAATTGCTGAAGTTGTAAAACTTAAGTCTAAGGACCAATCTACACAGATAGGTGCAGTTGTGGTAGGTGAGGGTAATAACGTCCTTTCTACGGGTTATAATTCATTTCCAAGGGGTTTGGACGATTCTTTACAAGAACGTCAGGAAAGACCCGAGAAATACTTCTGGATGGAACATGCGGAACGTAATGCAATTTATAATGCAGCATTGGAGGGAGTGTCTCTTAAAAATTCAACGATTTACCTAACATCGGGATTACCTTGTATGGATTGTGCTAGAGGAATTGTTAATTCGGGTATAAAGACCGTGTATTGTAAGGAAGTTTGTACCACTAAAAACAAAGAGAAGTGGGATGAATCCCAAAGTAAAGCTAAACAACTTTTAAATGAGTGTGGGGTTAATGTAATTTATTATTAATTACCAAGTTTTACACGCCCAATAACGTGGTTTCCAACGAGGTCCCGGATTTTCACAATTATGTCTTGCTCTAAACGATTTACGTCTTTCTGGATTATTTTTCTTAATAACCATCCTTTTTCCTTTTGCAGATTTACCTCCGAAACCGAAATTTACTTTAACGACCTTACCCTTGTCATTCTTGACATACACTTTAAACTTTTTAATATCACCTTGCATGATTTTTCCAAGTTGAACCTTACGTCCTTGATACTCGGCCTCATTTAACATATTATCAACAACGTAATTAGTGTTTTGTACTGAACCATCCTCATCTTCATATATCAATACAGGAGTATCTTCGTTATATTCAAATAGTCTTTCAAATTGTTCTTCAGAGATTTGAATTATAGTTCTTTTTTCCATATTCTCATCAAATTTTGTCATTGTCGGTTTATTACCTTTTCCCATTTTAGGGTCTTTCTTTTCTGCTCGTCTTTTTTGTGATGTCATTGCTTTCTTTTCCTTCTTATCATAGGAAGATGCGACTTTAGGAGTGTCTTTAGAGACTTTTTTAGAGGGTCTACATTTTGGGTAACCCTTTCTACCTTTTTCACCATCAGCATCACTACGTCCACAAGGAGGGTGTTTACCGTCGATTTTTCTACTTACATCTACCCATTTTTCTTTAAACCATCTACCTAAATCTTCTTGTAAGACTTCACCGTTCTTTATTGATAGTTTTATGTATTGTAAATCCTCTTCGTTTATGTGTATTTTCATAATTATTTTTTACCTGAACAGTAAGAACCTGAACAGTGTTTTTTACCGTCTAAACCTTTTATTTTACCCTTACAAACCTGAACGGCATATCCATTAGCATAAGCAGATGGGTAAACTTTAAATTTTGATTTAGCAGCAGATATTCCTCTTGAACATAGTTTATTACTTTTCTTTTCAGATTCTGATAGATTCTTTTGTTCAAAGTATCCTGAAATAAAATTAGCAACTTCTTCAATGTCATCTGCGGATGTTGTTATGTGATCACCAGCCCATGCGTGTTCTCCTGTCACTAATTTAGGAAAATCGGATTGATGTTTAAAAGATAAAATGGTTTCTATATCATTTTTAATCTTTACAAGATTACTTAAAACCATGTATGTACCGTCTTGTGATATATGTTCTTCTTGTTCTTTAACCACTTTACTTAAATGTTTCTTAATTAATTCACTTATGTTCATAATAATAAATATTTTTATTTTTCAGATAAAATCTCAAATTTTATATGTTCTTTATAGAAAATTTCTTCTGTATGGGTTTTACCTTTTATTTCTATAAAGTATTCTCTCGGAATATAAATAGATGTGTCCAATGTAAATGAATTTTCATTTGTTGTGTCTGTTAAAGTCCAATCGTGGATAATAACATCCGTAAGACCTTCCTTTATAAACATTCTATAATAAACCTCGTCAAATAATACTGTTTTAGGATTATCAATTGATTTAAAACTAACCACAACCTTTCTTTTTTCACCTCTCTTTATCTTTTCAGATTGTTTTATACCAAAATATTGAATTGCATATCTTTGTAATTCTGTTTGATTTTGACCAATACTATATAATGAAGTGTATGGTTTAGGTACAAATTTTTGTGTAACATCAGAGATATCGACACCGTCTATTGTTAAACCCTTCCATTTATCATAAAAGAATTTTTTACCATCACATAAAATACCATCTATTCCAAATGTAATTTTGTAAATTCCTTTTTTGATTTTTGTTGCGGTAAAATTAGATAATCCACCAATAACAGTGTTTGTACTATCCAATATGTCAACCATCGGAAGTTCATCTAAATCATAAAAATTAGTACCTTTTGTAACATACAAATATAAATTTTGGTCAACTCCACCAATAAAATTTTGTCTATCATCTTCTATCCTATCATCAAAATTAGACTCAAGATAAGGTTCAAAGAATGTTTGAGTATACTTTGTGAAAAATGCTACTGAATTATCCACTTCTGGTGTTAAATCTTGATATAAAACTGAAAATGCAATTCCCAAACCGTGGTTAGTGTCCCCTGATAATATACCATTAATATAGTTAGTAACATCAACATCAAGGTCTTCATTACCATTATCAAAATGCATTGAGGTTACAATAACAGGGTTGCTTGCATATACACCTTGACTTGTCCATTCATTCAATGTTGTTCTATTAAACCAGTTAGATGGTCTTTCATCAAATGTGTGGTTACCTGTGGTAAAATCATAACCCGAGTCTTGATAATCAAAACCAACACCCTCATCCCAAAATTCTGATATTTTAAAGATAATTAAATCAAAAGAAGTTGCCCTATCTCTTGAGGTACTTCTATTTTTACCCTTCAACCCTTCGTCACCAAAAATGGTGTTTGTTAAATGTAATGTATGTTTAGTGGTATTGGTAATAACCAATTCACCCGTATCAACCTTAGTTTGTAAACTATCTAAATCTAATTTAAATATAAATTTAGAAAATCCAGAACCGTAGAATATTTCAGTTGTTGGGTTTTTGGAGGTGTTAACCGCAGAATCTTTTATGATTGTGTTGTTTTTCTCAAAATATGAACGAAAATATGACATCTCTTTTTATTTATAAATATCAAATTAGTTGATTCTAATCGATTTATTTAAAATGTCATTTTCAAAAGAGGAATATAACCTCATTAATCTCTCGTAATTTGGGTCTCCCTTTACTAAAGGTCCCATTAAATTATGTTTATGTCCGTTTAATAAATCTATCATTGCTCTCAATAACTCTAATAAATTCTCACCCCTAACGGTTGAATATGTATTAGGGTCTATGTCTTTTAGATAGTTTTCTTGAGATAACTCGTATTTGTTTAGATTTGTAAAATCAATAGTTTTACCTGAATCATTTGTATCAGTTGATAAAAGATAAATTTTATCCGATTTTAAAGAGGCGAAGGTTTGTTCGCCAGGAATGTTTGAGTCTTTAAGAACGTTTTCTTTTTTTGTGGTTGGTGTTATCGGTGGAGAAACTTTTGTTCTCGAAAATACTATTCCATTAATCGGACCACAACCTTTGTTAATTGTTATTTTACTAAATATGGTTTTTCTTTCTGTCTTTTGAGCCGAGTCGGATAAAATCCTATTTTTACATTCACTTGTTGGTCTAAAATAAAATGGGTGTAAATCCCCTTCCGAATATGATGAATTAAATTCATTAAGGCTTTTTAAATGTAGAGTTTTTAAAACATCTCTTATTGTACAATATGTTTCTTCAGTATTTTCAGTTGTGAAAGTTAGGGTTGGGGTAGCCGTTAATCCCGTTGTACCATCTAAATTCAATAACTTATAGTAATCTTGAATTAAATCAACATCGGATAATTTTGGGTTATCTGTTCTATATAAACCACCAAATGGTTTTGTTAATTTATAAACATATAGTGTAACAGTTCTTGTGGTACCACTAAATTTATCTACCGAATATTCAATAAGATGAGATAAGTCAGATATTGCAACAGTATTCGTAGTTATTTTTTCTTCTTTATATTCTTTTCTTTTACCAAATTTTTTAAGATGTAATGTGGATACTTTATTAGCCATTAGTGGTTGACTCACCATTATGGTTTTTTGTCCTGTTGTTGCGGAATCTTTCGCAATTAGTTTACCACCTCTAAGCTGTACCCCATTTTCTGTAAAAATTACATCAGAACCATATTTTCCATAAAGACCAAAATCTGTTGTTTTTGCAAACGCAGCAACTGATTTCGGATTCTTATATCCGTCAGCCTTTGTTGAATCCATAACGGCAGGTCCGTGTTTTGCGGAAACTCCGTATGTTGTATTTTCAACTTGAGCCGAGTGTGTTTGAGAATTATAATCAAACATTGTTGTAAAAGGACCAGCAATATATTCGGTATTTACAGTGTCTTTGTCAGGATTATAATTTATAATTTTAACCGCTTGACCCTTTTCAGGAATGAAATTAATATTTGTTGGTAAAAATGGGTATGCTAAAAATAAATCATTGTCTTCCCATTTGGTATATTCTAATGCCTTTTCTTGTTGACTAACCCAAGAACTGTATCTAACACATCTAATAGCACCTAAACCAGACGGGTCAAAATTATCAACACAAATACCAATATCAATTATTTTCATTTCTTAATTCTTTTCTCTATTTCATTATTTACATCATTATATAAAATTTCAATAGATTCCAAATGTCTTGTTAAATCTATAATTAAATTTTTTGTTTTTTCGTGTTCCGTATATAACTCATTTACCACAATAAATAAATCTTTGTTCGATTTATTTTTAGGGTCTTTTGCAATATCTATTAATTTTTCTTTTTCCATGTTAGAACATTTTTCCTGAACTTGTTATAATACCAGGTGGAATTATAATAGGTAAACCAAAAGGTGTTGGTATGATGACCTCTTGTGTTGATACTTGAATAAAACTATTTGCATCGTGTTCTTCAGTATTACCGTCAATAATTGATTTAACTAAAGCAGTTAAATTATTTGATTCTCCAAAAATTGGTGCTGTACTAATTCCTGACGATTCTAATTTTTCGGTAACATTTAACAATGCTCTATCTGTACTATATCCAGGTAAATAATGGGATAATCCTAATAAAAATCCGGGTACTTGAGCAACACCACCAGCGAGTCCGGAAACACCACCTTTCAATGCCAAATCTATTGATTGTGATATTAACTTAAACAAAGTATCACAATTATCTAAACCTAATTCTAATAATTTTGTTAATAAAGCAATTAATGATGTTATTATAACAAAATAACGTTTAGCTTTATTTTTTAATATCTTTAATGCTAATCTTTGTAAGAAATTTAATAAATCAATTTTAACTCTTTTCCAAAATTCAGCTAAGAATTTCCAAAGTAGATTTCTAATAATTTCATTAAATAATTTACTTAGTTTTTTCATAATTTCTTTTGCCGATTCTACTAATCCACTAACACCTGCAACAACTGATTTATATATAATGACAATTGGTAACATGTACTTTGGTGCCAATACGGACCCAATTAATGCTTTTGGTAAGTTTAAGATAAAAGTGTTTAATAATGATAAGTGAAAATTATCTGGCGGTATTGAAGAATCTGATGTTTCATGTGCAGCAGATGCTGCATTTAATAGTGCATTATTTACCGCATCATTTAAATTCTTTTTATTTGATAGGTAGACAAAGTCCTCATAATGGGAGGTGTCAGCAACCGATTCAAAATTGTTACAATCTTTAAATCTTAGGACCTTTTTATATCTTGCACTTTCATCGTCTAAATCAATACCCTCAACATTATCGAAATCAAAATAAAATTCAATATCTTCATCGTTTTCATTAAATTGTGTACTTGGATTTTGATTTGTACCTGTAGATGTTGGATTGTTACATAGTGCACATAATTTCGCTAATAATCTATTCAAATCGTTAAATCCCTTATCAAATAAAGGTGGTTCGGTACCGTCCCCTTGTAATGTCATCAACATTGCCGTTTTTGTAACCCCGCTAATATCTAAAAATTCAATATTTGTATAATATGTTGTTAAGAATTCATCAACCTTAGTTACACTAAAATTATCAAATGTGTATTTTTGAGTTGCTGAGTCCCAATCAAAATCAAATATTGGGTCACCATCCTTTGTAGTAAATGTTTGTCCCGTTGTAAAACCACTATAAAGTAGTTGGTTCATTTTAACTAACCCTCTTTCTTTATTATCTTCATAAACAATTTTACCACTATTACTAACCGGTGAAACCGTTAATACATTCATGAAATCAAATTCAGAAGGTGATATTGTTACACTATTGATTAAAGATTTATTTGTACCACAAATACCATCACCGGCAAACAGAACCTTTTTAACACTATCCATAACAATCTGTTTTGAACTTCTTAAAGTTTCATTTATAGAATCGTTTGTGTGTTGTCTAAGTCTTTGTTTGTTTGTACTTTTTTCGTTAATTTCTATCTTATTATTCGTACCTAAAAATCCCTCAACGGTATCGATTAATTCACCAAAAATATCCTTGTTGTTCTCTTTTTTCTTTTTTCTTTTTTCGGCAAAGTCAGAAAGCTTTTTACCAAAAAGTGCATCGGTTGTGGGTAAGTCATTTAAGAATTTATCACTTTTCTCTTTGAAACTTTTCTCACCATCGTCGGCTATTCTCTTAACCGCATCAATTTTGGCCTTTATTTTAGACTTCTGTTCTTTTATCTTAGATGCCATTACAATCTATAGTTAGTTTCGTTTTTATTGTCACCATCATTAACCAACTTATCCAATAACTCTCTATCTTCCTCGGATAATGTTAATTTACCCATAGGACCACCTTTACCACCACCACTTCCTTGGGTTTGTTTAAGGAGTGCACTTTGTAATTTTACAAGGGATATTTTCTTTTCGGTAAGGTCATTTAAAACCTTTTGTTGTTCTTTGATAACGGGACCAATAACACTCATATCTTCAGCATCTTTCATGAAAGAAAGCATCTTTTTCATAATGATTGAGGCGGTGTTTCGGTTCTCAACCACATCATTATATATCTCCTGCATTAAAGCCAATGCGGAATCAACATCTAATGATATTAAATTTCTTTGTGTTCTCATACCTATAAATAGATTTATTCTAAAAATCCACCCAAAATTCCGTCGTACATCTTTTTGAATTTCTTTAGGGATATTCTAATCTCTTTGGTTGAGAGAGATGTCATTTCTCGTAATGATAATAAAATAAGATTTTTGTTAAATTTATTACCGTCACCGACTTGGAATATTCTATCAAAATTATTGAAAATTTCAAGTAAAGCGTAACCTAATTTTTGTTCGTTATCCGTTAGGTCCTCCTTTTCCATAAATTCCTCTAAGGATATTGTTAGTTTGATAATAACATCCCGATAATCTACAATATACTCGTCAATAACATAGGATAAATCTGTTCTATCTTCTATATCAGATGAGATGTCATCATATGATACTTGTCTATTCTGTTCTTTAGTATCTTTCTGTATTGCACCCATAAGGTAATTTTTACAGATTGTACCAAAATAAGAATAAGCCTTATGGTTTTTTGTGTGATCAAATTTGTGAATTTTGGTAATTAAAAACGACATTGTATCGTTATGTATTTCCTCAAATTCCAAATCTTTTCTATAAAGTTTATAACGTCGAATAATTGATTCGACCATTATAATTAGGGGTTCTCGTAAATATTCGTTGAATATCTTGTTTTTTTCCGCATCGTCACTACTTTCAAGGTAGTCGACTACCGCCTTCTCTTGATCCTCCCCAAAATAAATTTTTTGGGTTCGTTTTCTCGGCATTAAGCTGGTTGATAATTTACATCTCGTTTATTTTTAAAGAAAAACTCTTTCTTCGCAGTGTCCAACCAAAATTTAACTTCATTTTCAGATAATATCATTTTTTCATCATTTTTGTATTTCCAAAATAATGAATCTTCTCTTAAATTAACGTGTTGATATCCCGCCTTTGGTACCGTCATTATTCTAACCCCGTTATGTGTTAATCTCAATAAGAATTCATAAACAAATGTTAATTTAATATTTTCTTTAAATTTACCATTGTCTTTAATAACCTGTGTTTTGAATAATCCACCACTTGTTTGATAGTTTTGAAAATCCAATAACACCTCGTTATCGATAAAACCTTGTATATCGGTAAACCCATACGCCCAAGCAGATTCGTTAGTATAGTTGATAAACTTACCCTCTACGTTGATATCCTTTACTATTGGTAAAAATACTGAAACGTCGGTAAAGACTTTACTGTATTCATTCATCGATTTTAACCAAATTGGTTTAAATTCATCATCAACTTCTAAAATTGTAAACCATTCGGTGTCACAATTGTCGATACCTAAATTTACTTGTGAACAAAAATCAGTTTCACCTTTATTTGCAACAATATTAATTTCTAATTTATTTGATAAATCTTTTAGTTCTTTTTTTAATGATGTTGGACAAACAATAGAAACTTTTACATCATTATGAAAGTCTTCAATTGACGATAGGGAGTTATTTAACATTTCCTTATAATCATCAGATAAGGTATGAATTGGTAAAATTACTGTTATATTTTTCATGCTGTAGTTTCTTCTTCTTTTAATTTATTAAGTGCATTCTCGATAGATTCCACTCTTTTATTTATTAGTGATTTGAAAATTGATACTATATTATTTTTTGTTATTTCAGTATCATATGGTAATAAAGTTTCTTTCATTTTTTCCTTAACTTCATCACTCAATTCTACCCCTTCAACCCAAGCCATAACGTAAGTCGCCAAAATTTCCACTAACTTATTGGTATCATATGTCCACATTCCATTCTCATCTAACCATTCAGGTTCAATGTTTGGTATTTTACCTACAACAGGTACTCCACATTTCATTGATTCTAATGGAAATGTACCAAAGGTTGATTCATCATCTACCCAAACAGAAACCATACATTCTTTTAACGCGGTTGCAAATTCATCATAAGATAATTGAACCATATCTTTAAATGTTATCCAACGTAATTGTGGATATTTTAAATAAAATTCAGATATAATTCTTCTATGAATTAATCGGTCTCTTGTACTAATAGCAATGAATGGTTTTAATGGTAACGATATTGGTTTAAAGTTTTCACCGATAATTGGAGGAATAACAAAAACTAAAGACTCTGGAAATATATCTAAAATATATTTTTTAGTTTCTTCTGTTGTTGTAATAACTCTATCAAAACCATAATCACTCCAACGACTACCGATTGGTAAGTTTTCAAAAATGTAATCTTTTTGTTGTATCAACATTACTTTTACACATTTAACACTAGATAGTTGTTCTAACGCGTTTGAATAATATTCAGGCACCACAAGTACATCGTCTATTTTTATTTCTACCTTATCTTCTTTGATAGTAACAACACTTAATTCATCATATGTGTTACCTAACCAATTACTAACTCCGGTATAGTTTTTATCCTCCACCAATATTTTAACATTGTAATCATTTTGTTTCAATGTTAATGCCATATCATAGATATGTTTTACTGATGCTCTTGCGTTATTTCTTGTGTCATATGTTAAAAAATATATGACATTTTCTTTTGTTGCGAGTCTTCCTAATGAGGACTCTAATTTCTCAATGTTTTCTTTATTACTCATCGTCTTCGTTTAATTCTTCGATTAAGATTTTATATTTTATTAGGGTGTTAAATGCCAATTTAAATGATGTGGTAGTTGAGTTTTGTGCAAATGCACCCATTTCTTCGTCAACATCGTCTACCTCACCTAAGATTCTTTCTAAACACATTTTAATAATTTCATATTTAAAAATGTTTATTTCTAAAGTATCTTCTTCTTCTTCAGTTTTTATTTTGTTTCCTGTTCTACATTTTTCTGTGATTCCGTCAAGGTCAATGTAGTAGTATTTTCCGAAAATTTCGACCATGGTTCTTGTATTTCAGTTAATTTAGTTATTTCTTTTGTATAAGTAAAGTGTCCGTTATATTTGGTACTGAACTTTATACCTGTTTTATTTTCAGGACATAAGTCTAAAATTTTCTTATTGTCCGTTACCCACGCATCACATAGATTCCAATTGTGATTAATATCTTCAGTCTTTATGAATTTTATGTTATTACCAAGAAACCCATTTTTTGATAAAAAGAATAAAGTCGCTGGTTTGGATTTTCCTAATTCATTTAAACCAACTAATGTAAAATTATGTTCTTTATTATCGAACAATAATTTATGTAAGTCTGTAAATGTTGTTGAATAACTTAACCCTGCGTGACCAAATATTTCAATGGGGTATTCCATAAAAAGAAAAAAGTCGAATTCGTCTTGTGATTGAAACCTATAATGATTAAATAAATCATCATTTTGAATTGGCTCAACGACACCGTATTCGAACTTATTTTCGTTCTCAAAATCAGATGCTAGATAAGCATCATTATAGTGGTAGTCAAATTTTTGTATTGTGTTTCTTAAAACACCATCGATGCTAATGAATATTTCCATATAAGAAATATAACATTATCGAGATTATAAGTAAACCCTAATCGTATCTATTTAGTATTTCACCGATGATTGGATTTCGTACAATATCCTCCATACCGAACTCAAATATCCCAATTCCCTTTACATCGTGTAATCTTTTCTTTGCGTCGAATAAACCTGATTTTGTTTTATCTCTAAACTTATCTGATTGTTCAAGGTCACCCGAAATAAAAAATTTAGAATTAAATCCAATACGAGTTAATAATAATTTAATCTGAGATGGAGTAGCGTTTTGTGCCTCTTCAAAAACAAGGATAGTATTGTCTACATTCCAACCTCTCATATAAGCAAGTGCAGCAACTTCAATATAACCTTGGTCTTTTAATGTTTCACGAGCCTCTTTACCAATAATTTTATTCAAAAGGTAATATGAAGGGTAAATGTATGGGTCTAATTTCTCTTCTAAACCCCCTGGAAGTGATCCTAATTTCTCCTCAGCTTCAACTGCTGGTCTTACTATGATAATCTTCTCATACTTGTTAGAATCGTCATATAATAGGTCCACAGCACGTTTCATTGCTATGTAGGACTTACCCACACCTGCAGGACCGAAACATAATGTGATTTGATTTTCACCAAGTATATTCCAATAGGTTTCTTGGTTTTTGGTTAGGAACTTTTCTTTTGGACGTTTAATAATTTGTCTAATCTTATCTTTATGAGATATCTTCTTCTCTTCAACAACTACAGGTATTGGGTAGTTTTTTCCAATCTTAGGTTTTAATGCCAAAACTTTAAATTTTAAATTTCAATTCTTATTGTATATAAATATCTAACTATTGGCCGGTGCTACCAAACCCACCTGTACCTCTTTCGGTATCAGATAATTCATCAGATTCAACCATTTTAACTTGTGGATAGGGTAAAATAATGATTTGTGCTCCTCTTTCTCCTACTTTATATTTAAAAGAATCTAAACCATTAGTTTTCTTAAATGTGGCTTGTAATTCACCTCTATACCCACTATCAATCACACCAACACAATTTGATAATATTAAATCTTGGTTTCTAACCGATGAACGTGGGAAAACTAAACCAACAAAATTTTTGGGTATCTCCATTGAAATACCAAACCCGTAGGAAACACTAAAAGATGTATTTTCAATTTCTCTTGTGATTGTTAAATCCATCCCCGCGTCACCAACTTTAGAGTATGATGGTATAACAGCATTGTCACTTAATTTTTTAACTTTAACAACTAATGAATTATTAACAATCGGAGTTTCTTGAGTTTCATTTTTAATGTCGGTATTAATTTTGTTTAAAACACCGTTTAATTCATTGATAAAATTAAAATCTAAATCATCTTCATTAGATAATTCTGTTTCAAATTCTTTTAATTTTTTAATATAATCTTCAATTTCTTCTTTATTCATTTTTTACTTTTTTTTCTAATATCCATTTATCTAATTTCTTAACTCTCTCTTTTAAGTCATTATCTTGTGGTCTTAAACAACACTCGACAAATACATCCGTTACACGTTGTAATTCCTCAAATGTAACTTGAACACCAACTGTATTAAGGTATTCTAAAGCCATTTTACTTTGCGATTGTCGCATTATCTGTATATCTCTACCGTAGAAATCCATAATTCAGTTGGTGTATTTGTTATTAACCTTTGTAATATTCCGGTGTGTTCTTTTTGTCGATTACACATTCAATTGCCATTTTTGCAACTGAAATACTTTCGCTTGTTCGAACATCCCCCGATCTATATTTTGACGCAACGATTGTTGCTTCTTCAACAGTTTCCGCCTCAATGACGTACTTTAATTTTTGTAGACGTGGATTACCTTCTCTGTCCATTTGTTCGGTTTCATAACCGATAGTTACTAAATAATGCATACTTGTTTGTTTTATTTGTTTATAATTGATTTGAAAAATTCTACTCTATCTTGACATACTTTTTTTAATGAATACGTATCTTTAACTGTTTCATATAAACGATTTCCTAAGTCCTCAATCATATTTGGATTTTCAACTAATCGTTTCATTTGTCTAGCCCAATCTTTGTGATTCTTTTTTGTACCTACCAATAATGCGTTTCCCTTATCGTTAAATTTACCTTCATCAACTGCAGATATTAAATCTAAAGTGAATGGGTCCGTATCACTTGCAATTAATGCCTTTTTATGAAATCCTGCTTCGATAACTTTTAATTGTGATTTATTTGCGTTGAATACTGATTCTACTAATGGTGCCAAAGATACATCAAAAGTATTGTAATTTGTTGCGTAAGAGTTTATTTCTTTTGTCCATCTTCTTCTATATGGTTCGTTTTCATCATCATATGGTATTTCCATAAACGTATTAAGAAATGATTTATAATCATCACTTAAAACTTTATAATCATCCGTAAAGAATTTTTCATATTTAAACCAAACTGTTTCATGTGGTTTAATTGGTCTATTCCTACGATTACCTTTATCATCGATTTCCATAACATTACCTCTTAAATCAAATCCGCATAAAACAAATTGTACTTTGTCTTTAAAGAGATTATGTGTTGAGGAGATACCACTTGCCATTAATTCAATATCATGTAAATGTGATGACCCACCTAACCAACCGAATCTAACTTTATCCGATTTAATCGGATTTAACTTAAATTGTGGTTCTTCATTGTTTACCGCATTTGGAAAAATAATAATGTTTTTAATTCCTAACCTTTCTTTAATTGTTTTGGCAAAAATAGGAGTTGTTGTTGAAACGTAATCGGCAATTTTTAGTAGCTCGATTTTTTTCTCCCCCATTTTAGAAATTTTTATTTGTTGGTACATTGGATGCCTTTGGTCAACAAACCACAAATCATCAATGTCCATTATAACTTTAATCCCTTGTTTTTTTAACCATAAAACTCTATTTATGTTATCCTCGTGAGTTGTTTGATGTATAAAACTATGAAACACAACAATATCGTAGTTTAAAAATGATTCGTCATTATTTTCAACATTATACGAAATGTCAACATGAAATTCATCCATGTGATTATCACCAATATATTTGTATGGATCCATTATCCTGAATTTACCCACGCCATGGGTATCGGACGGAATAGCTAAAATTCTCAATTTTGACATTATATTACTTTATATGTCTAAAATATAACTAAAAAATTTGGAAAAACAAAATTACTTGGCTTTATTTACACCTGTAATTTTACCCTTAAAAATAGAGTCACCAACTTTTAATACTAAATTTTCATTTATAGTTGATGTGGTTTGAGCGGTAAGAATTTGATTTAATTTTTCATCCATTACTTTACGTACTGTATTTTCAATAAGAATCGCAATTGCGTTCATATCAATATTACCACCAGTGGATACCGAAGATTGTCTTTGTTGTGGTTGTTGTTTTTTAGTTACAACACCTTCTTGTTCCATTAAACGTTTTGCACCTTTAACGAAATCCATATCTAAAGTATCATTTAAAGATATTTGATTCATTTGAGGAATTGGACTTTCTATCATTGCTCTTTTAATTGCATCAGGTAATTTAGATTGATTTATCCTGTCAACTGAAGGGACACCCATTGGTCTTGCTGGATTTTGTGGTTCTTGATTAGTCAATGAATCGTCTACATTAGAAAATAGAGCCGCTTCGTTAATGTTACCTCTTTGATAATCTCCTCCATCAACTTTATTCATGACTTTTTTAGCTTGTACTAATTTGTGCATCAAATCGTTCGATGATATAACTCCTTTTGACATAATAATAAATATTTTATATAATAATAATGTTTTTTATGAAAACATTAAACTCTTAATTTTTTTAATACTTTCCTGTAATTCTTTATTCTCCTCATCCTCAGGGTTTTGTACAGGTTTTTCTTCTGGTTTTGGTTGTGGTAATTCTTTTTCTACTTCTTTTTTAAATCTTTCTCTTGTACCTTGACCCGGTTTGGTATTACCACCAACCTCTTTTTGTTTGTTAATCCATTCAGATTCTTTCTTTTTATATAATTCTTTTTCAGGATTAACTTTATCTTGTGGTGTTGGTTCAGGTTTTACTTCTGGTTTTGGTTGAGGTAACTCCGTTGGTTTAACTTGAGGTTTTTCACCTTTAACGTCAGGTTTTTCAATAGGTGGTTTAACCGTAGTAGTTGGTTCAACCTTCGGTTCTGGTTTTTCAATTTCTTTAGTCTTAGGTTGTTTAGTCCAATCAGTTGTTACATATGTTACACTTAATCCACCGTCAGGTCCTTCTTTATAACCCGGTCTTTTTTCATTAAAAATTTCATCTGTAATTTCAGTACTACTCATCCTACCTAACATAAATGTTCTCCACCCATGTTTTCCAAACCCTTTTTTAGAGGTTGATGGGGGTTGTACATATGCTCTCATGACTAAGTTACCCTTTTTACTTAATCCTAACGCAACCGCTTCCGCCTTTACTCTATAACCCGATTTTACACTGTCTTTTTTAGGTGTCTTTGGTCCAGAATAATAAAACGTAATCTTCTTCCTATTTTTGATTGCATCAACAATAGGTTTTGTTTTTGTTGTTTTAAGTATAGATTGTTCTTCGATTATGTCGAAGATTATATTATTTAGCATAAATTAAAAATCAGGGTACCCTTTTGATCCGTTATATTTGTTTCTAGCAACAACATCAGTTCTTGTTTTAATATCAGTTAATGAACCAACTTGCCCATTAACATCACCCTTACCCAATTCATCACCATCAGATAATGCGTCCTTATTAACGGAAGAATATTCATTACTGTTGTTGTATCTATTTCTTCCTAAATTATCGATTCTGTTTTGTATATCGATAGAGGAACCAACTTGTCCGTTAACATCACCTTTACCCTTTTCGTCTCCATCGGAAAGAGCGTTCTTATTAACTGAAGAATAACCGTTACTACTATTGTAACTATTCTTACTAATAACTTCTTTTCTAAGTTTTTCTGCTAAAATTTCTAATTGTGTTGCCATATTAATATGATATTAATTTTTTAAATTTTTGAATTTGTTCAAACAATCCAAGAGATGATATTGGACTTATTGTACTTTTATGTGAATTACTTTTTAATAAATTGGTTGGTATTTTAAAAGTCTCATCTTTAGTGTGTGATTTAAGATGACTATTCTTTCTTTCTCCACCTATACTACTAATTTCATCCGCTCTTTTTCTTGCGTCTTTAACATTACTAACTAAATCTCTTTCTCCCTGTAAATGTTGTTTAGACCACTTATCCATTAAATCTCCACCGGCTAAATCATATTTAACCCTATCTACTGCCTTATCCATTTTTTGGAAATCATGGATAATTCTTTTAAGTTGACCATATTTTACAGTTTTATCTGTTAAAAGTTTTTGTGCCCTCTGTACACCATGTACATGTTGTCCACCCAAACTCTTAATAGTGTGATTAATTTTGTCCAATATGTTTTGGGGTATGTTGAATACCCTATCTTTTAAATCTTTATTCATTATCTTTTAAATGTTTCATAATATCATTAATTGATAATTTATGACTATTCATTGTATTTTTCAATGATTTTAATTGTTTTAAAACAATTGGGTTAATTTCTTTTTCTTCTGTTTGTTCGTCTTTTGAAACGATTTCATTGTCTTTCGCCCTTTTAGATAAAACACTTTCGATATACTCCTCCATGAATTTTTTAGGATTTTCCACCAATCTAACTTTATCCGCTGGTAATTTTTTGTCATATCCCATTTGTGCTAACCTATCTTCGGCCTCAGGTTCATCTAAACCTAATTCACCCTTAAAATGGTCCTCAGCGTCATCATAGTCAGCATCCTTTGCCATTGTATCATCAAAACCTAAAGCCTTACTCATATCTGATTCTGCCCAATATCTCATTGTTGTACCACCAACTTTAGCTTGTCTACCCATAGCCCCAAATGCGGTTTTTGCTACTTCATCACTTGTTTTCTTTTGAGTAACACCTTTTGTGTTGAAATCAGTGGGTTTTTTACCTGTAGCAATGTTTCCGTGTTTATCCACAATTTCATCAACCTCTTTCTCTACCTTATCAGGTATTTCGTCATAGTTTGTTTTATCTGAGAATTCTTTCGCCCATTTACCCCATTTCTTCTTTTCTTTCTTAGGTTTACCCTTTTCATTGGCCTTCGCATAAAAGAACCTTTGTTGTGCTTTTGATGCAAATTTCTCCTCAATTACCTGTTTTATAAAATTATTCATCTAAATCGGTTTTATTATAAATATCAAATCTTATGAAAGATATTTATAGAAACATGAATAGACAGAATATTTTAAATTTTTATGGGTCAAAATTAGATTTAAGGTTGGATTCTTCCGAATTATATGATTTTGAGTTAGGTAAGATTCAGGGTGACTACGACGCAGAAGTGTTAGATTTAAACACTCCTATAGTTTATTCTACGTTGGTTATCGATACGGATTTGACTGATTTTGATTGTGATAGAACTACTATTACATTAACAGAGTACGATAATAGGGTAAATGACTCAAGTTATCCGTATTCTGGATTAACAACCACTATTTCTTATAGCGGATTTACTAACTTCATATCAAATTACCATAAAAAGATAATATTAAATAATGATGTTTACATTTTTGAGGGTATTACGGGTGAGGTTCATTATATGAGAATAACGGCATATAATGATACATTATCTTTTAACCCAAATATGGGTGGCTCTAGTGACGAAATCATTAATAAGTTCAGTAATGAATATTATAAATGTGTTTCTAAATTGACCACCATAGGTTCAAGTGCGTGTTGTTCAATAACACCAAAATTATCTAACAAACCTTGGGCATATCAATTTTTTCAACCAGCAACTAATTGTACCTCACCTATTATAAAACAAAGAACAGAAAAGGGATGGACTTTAGATTTTGTCTTTAATAGGGAAAGTCTTTCTTGGTCAAGTGGTAATATATTCTATTATTACGGAGTTAGAGGTAGTACTATTACACCAGAATTAGCAGATAATAGTTTAACATTCAAATTTACAAGCGACGGAAAAATAGAATATAATGCTATTAGATATAGTGGAAATTGTGATCCGTCTTCAGGATATACTGAAAATTATTACACGGAGGTTGGAATCACCCCAACTTTATGTACCACAGGGTTAACTGAAGATTTTAATGTTACAATTGTTTTTGATAGATACAAACACTATCAAGATTGTGAACTTGAAAATGAAGGTGGGTTAAATGATTTAATACCTGAATTTAGGGTGTATGAATATGTTGATTTAGACTCAGAATCAACATCAACACAAATTGCAACATATAATGATGACCCAATTTTAAACAAGAAATGGGAAGAAGAATCACAAAAAAGATTAGGAGTGTTAAAAATATACTTAAATGGTAATTTAATTTATAAGAAAGAAAATTTTGAAGAGGTAATTGCGTCAAATAGGGGTATACAACCGTTTATACAATCTTGGGGAGGATTAAATAATGAGAGTGGTGGCGTTTGTTGTTTTAATATAAAATCAATAAAATATTTTGAGGAACCATTAAATTTCCCAAGAGTAAGACATCATTATCTAACCGAGATAAAACCAAATTTTGATATTGTCGAATGTTATGGAGATTGTTTAGACACACTAAGTGGTGTATTTTCAAACACATTACTGACGGAGGATGGTGAAGACATAATAACTGAAAATAATAATGATATCATACTATTTTAAACTATTTATTTAAATGGCAGGAAAAAAAATAACAGAACTATCTAGTTCAATTGCTCCAAGTTTAACCGGTGTAACCGCCGTTGCATATGGTGGTACAACATATAAATCAACATTATCAACACTTAGACAAATTTTAGTTGACAGTGGATCACATAGATTCACAGGTAGTCAATTCATTAGTGGTAGTTTAACATTAACGGGGTCTATGCCTAATTTAACCGTGGGTAGTGGAACATATCATGTAGATAATCCTGAAATTTTACATGTACAGAATAGTGGTAGTTTTAATATTGCACACTTTGAGGGTAATCATGTGGCATATACTCAAATAAATTTAAAGAATACAAACTCAGGAAATAATGCCAGTTCCGATATCGTTGCAACTGCAGATAATGGAACAGAAAACGTTCATTATGTTGATTTGGGTATTAACTCTTCAACATATACAGGAGGTTTCGTTGGATTGGCAAATGATGCATATCTAATAAACGTTGGTAAAGATTTGTTTATTGGAACTGTTGGAGGGATTAACCATCCCGCTAAATTACATCTTTTTGCGGAAAACAGTTGGGAAAACCCACAAATAACAATACACACAGGTAGTCAAGTGACCTTTAATACATCTTCATTCACCGAAGGTTATGTCTATGAATTTAGTGGTAGTGTTAAATTAAATAATAATTTAAAGACAAGTGGATCTGTTCAAATAACGGGTTCGTTAAATGTTACTGGTAGTGCAAATGTAAACGGAAGTAATATTGTGTCATCAAATACCGTTAATAAACTCGAAACTATTACATCAGCATCATATGCATCGATAACACCAGTTAGTGGTACATTGTATATTATAATAAATTAAAATGAGTTTATTTACAAACGCATCAGATATTAAGTTTAATGGTAACACACCATCTTTTGTTTATTTAAATGGAAACATAATTTGGCCTACAGTTATAACGCCAATACCTACACAAAGTATTACACCAACTAATACTATGACACCAACCGGAACGTCAACCCCCACACCAACACCAACTCAAACTCCAACTCAAACACCGACTAATACTGTCACATCTACACCAACAAATACGGTAACACCGACCAACACACCCACATCAAGTGTTACTCCAACAATTACTTTAACACAAACTAATACGGTAACACCGACAAATACTCCAACACCAAGTATAACAACATCTGTTACACCAACAAATACCATTACTCAAACACCAACTCAAACACCAACTCAAACACCAACTCAAACACCAAGTGAAACTCCAACGATGACTCCTTCTGAAACGCCCACAATGACCCCATCAGAAACACCAACCATGACACCAACTAATACAGTAACACCAACACCTAGTATTACACCTACCATTACTTTAACACCAACTATAACTCAAACACCAACAAATAGTCAAACTCCAACAATGACGCCAAGTCCAACATCGCCACCAATAACACTTGGTGATTGGTATTTAGTTGGTGATGAGGGGCTTTTTTCGGGGGGCACTGTACCTAATATACTTGCGGGTGGTGATATGTTTTTTACATATGGAAACAACAATGACCAATCGGCTTTTACTGTAACATATAACCCAAATATTGTTGACTATTATAGTTGCATTCGTTTTAATACCGAAAATAGTGCTAATGTTGAATATGCAACATTATTCCAAGGTTTTGCGGTTAATGGGGGCACAATGTCATTAACGCAAAATGGTAATACCGCAAGATATTCATTTAATCCAGGTTTAAATCTGGTAATTGACCTTGGTCCATATATTCAAGTTACTTTTTCCAGTTTTGGGGGGGCTTATGGTATAATACAAACACAACAGTCACCAGTTTCATTTGTAAAAAATGTACCAATAACTATAACACTAAGAGGATAAGAGACATAAAAAAATAATACAAATATTTATTAAGCAATGGAATTCTTTATAAGACAGGGTGCAAGTGACCCAATATTAAAAATGAGATTGATTGATGATGGAAAGAATGATAAGTCATCATTTAATGATATGCTCGAAAGTGCGGACATCACATTTGAAATGTCTGACGTTAAAACAGGGGAACCTGTAATATTGAATAGTGATTGTTTAGTAACAACAAGAACAAAATTATATAACCAAACAACCGAGGAATATTATATTACACATAGATTTACTGAAACCCAAACTTCAGAAATGGGTAAGTTTGAGGGTAAAATAACTATACAATTTTTAGATACAAACGGAAACCCAACAACAAAATTGATACTACCCGTTAAAGAAAAATTATACATCAACATTTTTTAATACCGATTTTAATTCTTATATTTACAGATGAAAACAAGGCAAACTACTGATTTTCAGTAAGCTAATACGTCACATTTAAAAAAATTATAAGATGAAAGAAGTTATCTCTCAGGAAGTTATAGAAAACTTCCTTAACGGTGGCGACCCCGAAGAGTTCATTGTCGGAGTCGAATACGACTACCCCACCAACACAATTTACAAAATTATTCAGGACCCCGAAAAGGGAAAAATTGTAAAATCAGATTCATTTACCCCGTTTATGTGGGTTGGTGATTTATCAGGTTTAGGTTTTTACAATAATTCAAAATCCATACAAAAAAAACGTATGGGTGAATTTGGTATTCTAATTGAAAAATTAGATACTCATGGAGATGAACGACTTGAGTCGGGTATGAAATATTTGGTAAAAAGTCTTAAATCGTATACCGATTTAATTTCATTTTTCAGAATGGGTGGTATTAATCCGTGGGATGAAAAATATAGACAACATTTTACGGTTTTATCACCGGTAGAACAATATCTTGTTCAAACGAAAAAAAGATTATTCAAAGGTATTGATGATTATGGTGGTGTTAATCGATTTGTATTTGATATTGAAACCACAGGCCTTGACCCTGAAACTTGTGTTATTATATTAATTGGAGTTAAAGATAATCGTGGTTTAAACGTAACAATTCCCGCCTTTGGGGAAGATGGAGAAAAAAAATGTATTGAAAGATTTTTCCAATATATAAGGGACTTAAAACCGACAATCATTGCTGGTTACAACTCCGCATTTTTTGATTGGCCGTTCATATTAAAACGTGCACAAATTCTCGGTGTTGATGTTGATGGAATGACTCAAATTTTTACGTCTCAAGGAATGAAAGAGAAAGAAGGGATGTTAAAATTGGCAAATGAAGTTGAACCATATAAACAACATATTATTTGGGGGTTTAATATTATTGATATTGCACATTCAGTACGACGTGCTCAAGCAATCAATTCTGAAATTAAATCATGGGGTTTGAAATACATTACCACATATTTGGAAAAAGAAAAACCTAATCGTGTATATGTTGAGGGTAGTAAAATTTCAAAGATATATCTTGATAATGAAAGTTATTATGTGAATCCAAAAACGGGTGGATATAAACAAATAGGTGAACCGGGTACTGAGGATTTATTAAAAAAATATCCAGGTAAATTTGAAATATGGCCAGGTAGAAAAATTGTAGAACAATATCTTGACGATGACTTGTATGAGACAATGGTTGTAGATGATTCATTCTCTCAATCCACATTCTTACTTTCAAAACTTGTACCTACAACATATGAAAGAATTGCCACCATGGGTACTGCAACGTTATGGAAAATTATCATGTTAGCATGGTCATATGAAAATAATTTAGCGGTTCCATCTAAAGATGAGAAACGAGCATTTACGGGAGGACTATCTCGTTTATTAAATGTTGGTTACGCAAAGAACATTGTGAAGTTTGACTACTCATCACTTTATCCATCTATTCAATTAGTATATGATGTGTTTCCCGCTTGTGATGTAATGGGTGTTCAGAAATCGATGTTAAAATATTTCCGTAACATTCGTATTAAGTACAAACACCTCGCCGGTGAATTAAAAGATAGTGACCCTGTTGCAGCGGAAATGTATGACCGTAAACAATTACCAATTAAGATTTTTATTAATGCTTATTTTGGTTCATTGTCGGCACCACACGTATTTCCTTGGGGGGAGATGGATTCAGGTGAAACTATCACTTGTATCGGTCGTCAATGTCTTCGTATGATGATTATGTTCTACATGCAAAAAGGTTATAAACCATTAGTGATGGATACGGATGGTGTGAACTTTGAAACTCCTGAAAGTGCAAAGGACGCTGTGTATGTTGGTAAAGGATTAAATGAATTAGTTAAAGAAGGTAAAGAATATGTTGGCATTGAAGCACATACTGCAGAGTTCAACGATATATTCATGAGAGGTGAAATGGGACTTGATATTGACTACACGGCACCGGCTTGTATCAATGTATCTCGTAAGAACTATATCATTAAATTAATGAAGAAGGGTAAAGAGAAAATTAAATTAACAGGTAATACAATTAAATCAAAAAAATTACAAACTTACATTGTTGAATTCTTAGATGAGGGATTAAAATATTTGTTAAATGGTGACGGACATTCATTCGTGGAATTATATTATAACTACGTTGAGAAAATATACAATAAAGAAATACCATTATCAAAAATTGCAAATAAAGCTCGTGTTAAGCAATCTATTAATGAATATAAAAAACACGTACAAAAAACAACTAAGTCGGGTTCTTTAATGTCAAGACAAGCACATATGGAACTAATCATTCAAAATGATTATCCTGCGGGTTTAGGTGATACGATTTATTATGTTAACAATGGTATAAAAAAATCATCTGGTGATGTTGAAAGAAAAACTAGATGGACAAAAAAGGAGATGATTGAGTATGTTGAAAAAATGGGTGACGAGATGCCAAAAGATTATGCTATTATAAACGTCAATTGTTATATGATTGACGAAAAGGAAATAACAAATAATCCAGATTTAAAAGGTGATTATAATGTTCCTCGTTATTTAAGTAATTTTAACAAACGTGTTGAACCTTTATTAGTTGCATTTAATCCAAACATTAGAGAAGATATCCTTATAGAAGATCCGAAGGATAGACAATATTTTACCAAATTACAATGTGAACTTGTTAATGGTTATCCATTAAAAGAAAGTGGACAAGATAAATTTGATGAGGTAATGACACTTTCAGACAGTGAAGTTATTTTTTGGAATAGAGTAGGTCGTGACCCTTATTTTATGTATGTCGAAGATAGTTTAAAATTGGTTGACCAAAATTGGGTTGAACATAATAGAAAGGTATTGACATTACAAGCTGAAAGTACAATCAGTAATGAAGATGAAATCATTGAACATAATGGACATGATTACGCATATCACGCAATAGAAGTTTAGATTACGTTAAACGGACTTGGCATTGCTCTAAACTTAAGTGCTTTATTTAAATTCTCCGCTTCTGAACCTTTTCTTTCAAGAATTTTTTCAGGGCGGAGTCTTTCTAATCTAGCCATAAGTTCTTCAACCAATTTCATTCTCTCATCTTTACCTTCGGTAAGTAGAGAACTATAGTCTAATTTAACCGCACTATCGGGAACTTGTAAATCACCTGAGAATTTACCCCAAATACGTCCTAACCCTTCTTTAGAATATCCGATTAGATATTTTCTTACCCAGTTTTGGGATGGTTTGTTTAACTTGTCCCATGTAAGTTCTTCAGTCATAACATCTGAAGGTAATTTAATGACATCCTTGTTTTTTTGTAAACAAGTGTCTCTATCTGTGGTGTCATAATACCAATACCATACTTGGTAGTTTTTATTAGCGTTATTACCAAAATCAAACTTACCTCCGGGTACATTATATAAATGAACTATTTTTTTACCTTCGGGACCTGCAGTAATTCTATATGTTAAATCTCCACCAATTATTCTATTTTTTATACTTCTATCTTGCATTCTCAAAAGAAGGTCAAACGCTGGTAACATAAAATATGAACCAGATGAACCAACTTGAGCAAATCCACCAACTCCACCAAATCCAACACCCCCAAGACCACCGAAACCACCTAAGAATGGGTCAACAATCGAATCCGTTAACTCGGCTCTTGTAAACCATAATAGTTCATTTATTTCACGACCTGCTGGTATTTCATATGTTTGTGTACCACCCGTAAGTGTAAAAAAATCTTTTTTCATTTCATTGTCACCACCAGCCTGTAAACCAACTATTTTAGAATATGAATAGGTGTATTGTGTCTCATAATCTAAACTTCTTGTTGTAAATGCTCTTGAAAGGGATTGTGTATCAACATCTAACCCAGCCAATGCCGACCATTGAGATTCAATTAACCAATCACTAACGTATTGTTCGTATTCAGACAGGGAAAACTCTAAAAAGGTGTCCATTTGTTCTTCCGTAAGTTCAATACCACGAACTGGCATCCCTAATAGGTGAAAAACCTGTGTATATAATTTATCCTTTTCTGTTTGTGAAATAATTGTAGCCATAATTTGGTATATTCTTATAAATATCATATATTTGTATTATGATTACAGAACTATATTATACCGAAGAACAAACTAAAGATTTCTCAACCATTATTTCCATCAAAGAAATAAAAAGAACAATAATTGTTGAGTTGGGTGAGATTGCATTTAAAAAATGGGATCCTTTAAATAGATGGGGTAAAGGTGAAATTAATGGTAGAGAAGTTTGGGGGGTTATGGATTATGACCAAAATGGTGATTTATATTGGTCACATTTTAATCGTTTAAACACAAATAGAACGGGATTAACACATTTGAAAAATAAAATAAATCAATTATTAATTGAAAAAGGTATAGATGATAGTATAACATTTAAAGAAAATTTTCATTTAGATTATAAAGATTCTTTCAATCCTGTTAAAAAAATGTTAAGGTATACTAATCAATTTAGTAATATTCTTTTTGACGAGGAATCAGATTTTTATAAAGAATTAATTTATTTAATGATTGATACTTGGAATAGGGGTAAATCACATACTCAACATTTTACAACGAATTATAAAAAATACATTCCTGAGGCGACGGGTATTGAATTTAACGATGATAAACCTGGTGACGTTAATGATATGTTGGACGGTATTGATTGTGTTTTATTATTCAATGAAAAAAGACGTACAGTCCAAGTTAAGGGCGTCGTAAGATGTGTATTAATTGGTGACTATTATAATATCAATGTAAGTATGGTTTTAGAAAAATACAAAAACATAAATGCATTTGTATTTTATAATTCAGGAGATAATCACGTGTATATTTTTAAAAACGACATAACAAAAATAAACTCAACAATTCAAGACGGAACACCGGTATTTTTATTCCCAAAAGAATTGTTATATAAAAAAGAACAGAAATGACAGATAAATTAAATCAATTATTTCAAGTATGTGGAATCAATGATTTTGAATTTACATATCAAAAAGAAGGTGATAAAAATTTTATTACCCATTCATTAAATCCTAATAAAATTTTAGTAAACATTTCAGATATTGAAGATGTGGAATTAGAAAAATTATTAGACGATAAAATTAAAGAATTAAAAGAGTTGTTTAAGTAAGTCTTTACTAAAGGATTCTGAATATTCCCCGTCACCCATTACTTGGTCAATGACACCCTTTTTCTTTTGTAATATATTGTAAATGATTTTCTCAACGGTGTTCTCAAATACAGGATAGTATACGAGAACACTATTTTTTTGTCCATATCTGTAAGCTCTATCTTCACCTTGTGAATGATCCGCGGGAACAAATGATAAGTCATTCATAATAACAACTTCCGCGGCGGTTAATGTAATACCAACTCCAGCCGCTTTAATGTTACCGATGAATACTTTTATTTTATCATCATTTTGAAATCTATCAACATTTTCTTGACGTTTGTCTTTATTCATACGTCCATCAAGAGTTACTGAATTCTTTTTATATTTTTCGTGTAATATATCAAGACTCATGGTAAAGTTGGTTAATACAATTACCTTCTTCCCTTGTTCCAAACATTTATCAATTAATTCACAAGTATATGGAATCTTTTCATACGCGATAAGTTGACGGATTTTCATTAAACGATTTAACGTTACAGTTATTGTCTCATCATTTTTCTTATCATTACTAATACGTGTAAATTCTTCTAACTCCTCATCATACATTTTACTACTTAATTCCACAAACACAGGAGTTACTATTTTTTCAGGTAAATCAAGAATATCGGTTTTCATTCTTCGTAAAACAAGATTTTTTGTTCGTTCACGAAGTTCATCTAAATTACTTGCACCGCTTGTATTCCATACTTTACGATTACCAACATTGAATTGATAACCTTTACAATATCTACGAACATATGATTGCCAATTTAATGTTAGGGGTGACTCAACAATCTTTAATAAGTTAAAGTAGTTGATTGGTCTTGATGTCATAGGGGTACCTGTTAATAACCAAACTTTTGGTATTGTTTCAAGTACATCATTTAATAAACGAGTTCTGTTTGCGGTGGCGTTTGAAATGTAGTGAGCCTCATCTACGATTGCCAAGTCAAAATTGGCATTAACCAGAAGTTTATAATCGTCGCTATCCTCACTCTTGTCTGTAGTGTGGTAGTTCTTAATAATATCATAGTTAATAATGTAGAAATCAAAAGTAGAACCCCATTTACGTCCTTCGACAATTAAAACTTTTCTATCTGAATAGTTTCTTATTTCCCTCTCCCAATTTATTTTTAAAGAAGCGGGACATACTATAAGTATCTTTCTTGCTTTACTTTCTAATGAAGCGATAACCGCAGATGTTGTTTTACCTAAACCCATATCATCTGCTAAAATAAATTTATCATTAGCCAATAATTTTTCCACCGCAATTTTTTGATGGTCCATTGGTGGACGAGTACTATATTTTGAGTAATCAATAATACGGTCAAGTTTTTTTTCTTCTTGGACAACTGCAGCCTTTGGTAACCACATTGCACTTAATTGGTCAACTTCTAAAACTTTGCCCCATATATGAAATGCTTTATCCGATTCACATAATAACTTTTCACACCATATCTTAGTAGGTGGAGTTGTTAATAATCTTTCCTCCATTATCTTTTCACCAAAAGTACTCACAATGTTAATGTGTTTTCTGGCAATTTTTGGTGTTACCTCATGGTACTTCTGTACATACTCACATTGAGGTCTTGTTAATTTAAAATTCTTAACATCTATAAATTTCCTTTTCCAATCTAATAATTGATTATTAGAACCTTCATATGTTGAAAGTATATTTCTAGCCTCAATTTCGGGAATCTTTGTTTCCATATTAAAATATAAATAATTAGAACGTAAGATTAAACTATTTATTAAGATATGAACAATAAATTACCAATTACCAGATTGTCTAAATTCTTCTCCCAAGACGACTTTGATATCAATATTCAAATGGGTAGAGAGTATCTTCATGGAGATTTAAACATGAAATTAGTCCTTTATCGTGTTGATAGAAGTAAAACTGATAATGATGCGGTTTATGCTGAAGCGGGTGCCGATGAAATAAAGTATTTTCCACCTGTTGAAATTAACGCATTGGTTAAGGTAGAGGAACCAAAGAATGTTACATATAAAGCTGGTATGGTTAGATATAATGAGCCAGGTAATTTAACGTTATCGGTTTATATCACACATTTAGAAGAGTTAAATGTGGATATTAGATATGGTGATTATATTGGTTATCCCGATTCAGAAGAGAAGTTAAGATTCTACACTGTTTCAAATGATGGTAAAGTTACTTCGGATAATAAACACAAGATGTTTGGATTCAAACCACACTATAGAACTATAGTTTGCGTACCAACACAACAAAACGAATTTAGAGGAATATAACATGGGAATACCTAAAAGAAAGAACAATATTGATGTTTATGGTGGTGCGAAAGAATCGTATCAAGGTGAACGAGTTTTGGAAAGAAGACAGGAATTATTGGATAGGATTATCAAGTCTGATGCCTATCTACCTGATTCTATACTTCATGACGATTTAGATGGTGGGATGTTAGATTTCATAAAGACGAATTTCGTGGTAGTATCCGACGGTGCCCAAATACCAATTATACCAAAAATATTAACAATACAGAGATGGGGTGAATTTGCAAACAATTGGGAGTTCTCTGACGATGATGGTAACGTTAAAGTTCCATTTATTGCAATTATTAGAAAACCTGATGTTCAACCCGGTACAAATCCTGTAACACAAAGAACAATTCCTGATAGAAGAACATTCCATTATGCGTCTGTCCCAACTTGGAACGGTACACAAATCGGTGCAGATATCTATAAAATGCCACAACCAGTTGCTGTGGATATCACTTTTGAGGTTACAATAGTATGTCACAAATTTAGAGATTTAAATAAATTTAATAAAATTGTTTTACAAAAATTCTCATCAAGACAGGCATATACCTCTGTAAAAGGACACTACATACCAATAGTTTTAGAGGGTATTGAAGATAATAGTCCTGTCGATACAGTCGACGGTCGTAGATTTTATATTCAAAATTATAAATTTGTAATGTTGGGTATTTTAATTGATAGTGAGGAATTTGAGGTTAAACCAGCAATTAGTAGATTTTTCTTATTAAATGAATTTATAGATCAAAAACAAGTAAGTAAGAAATTTATTAATAAACTAATTGATGTGACTGTGGCTACCTTTCCAGCCGATGGGATTCAAACACAGTTTAGTGTGGGGGAAAGTATAGGAACATTATTTAATGTATCGGTTAACGGTCTTGTACAGGAAAGAGATGTGGATTATTTCCACGTAGCATACACATCAAAAATAACATTTTCTGAACCACCACTCGAGGGTAGTTCGGTATCTATAACATATTATAAGGGTAGAAATAGTACAATTATTGATACCTACGGCACAATATTACAAGTTACAACAGAATATTTTACATATAATGGGTCAACATTAGAACTTACATTGAATAACTCGATTAATAGTATCATAACTGTAGACATAAACGGTCTATTACAAGAGGAAGGTTCAGGTTTTGATATAACTAGTGACCAAAGAATAACGTTGGGTGGTGCACCTGTAATAGGGTCAAGAATAGGGGTTACGTATCTTTACTAATCGTCACCATACATATCCTTCTTTTTTGGTTTACATAAGTCTTCTATAAATTTTTCTAAGACTTTATAAATTTTTAATCCGTTCTTCTCACAATGTGTTTTTAACATCTCATGGTGTTTTTCACTGATTTTTACATTTTTTTGACTGTTTTCCATATTAAAAGATATTAAAAGATATAAAAAGATAATTAACTATCTTTTTTAAGAAAAGTACGGAAATCTTTGGTAAAAACAAAGATATTTATAGAATAACTAATAAAAATAATTAACCAAACAACAATCGATGGCAAATTCAAACAGAGTATTCGTTTCTCCAGGTGTCTACACATCTGAGAAGGATCTAACATTCGTAGCTCAAAGTGTCGGAGTAACAACATTGGGATTAGCAGGTGAAACCTTAAAGGGTCCCGCTTTTGAACCAATTTTAGTAGGAGACTTCGACGAATTCAAAACATATTTTGGTGGTACTTCTCCTGAAAAATACGGAGACGGTTCTAATAACCCAAAATATGAATTACCTTACGTAGCTAAATCTTACTTACAAGAGTCAAATCAATTATTCGTAACAAGAGTACTTGGATTGACTGGATATAATGCGGGTAAAACATTCGCAATAAAAACATTAGGTGGTATTTCACCAACAGGTGCAACTTGGGATGCAAGTTATAGTACATCAGGAAGTACCACTATGTCTGCAACAACTGCAACAATCACTGGAAGTACAATATATGGTGAGTTATCTGGTAAAACTTCAACAGAAGGTGTATCAATAACAAGTTATATAGTTTCAAATTTTAGTGGGTTTACTACAACAGACGACGGTAAATGGTTTACAATAGGGTTAATGCCTTCAGGTGTAACATTACCTAGTACAACATTAGAAGTGGTGTCACCTTTAACAGGTAAACTATATAGTGAAACCCCTAATAATAAAGAATGGTATAATACTTTCTTCAATTCAGGAGCAACTATAAATCAACTTTATTCATATAAATTTGCGTATAATTCAGGTGCAACTAGATTTGATGTTGTAAAATACACGTTTGGTGCTGAGGTAAATACTGATTACGATAACGTATCCGTATTAACATTAAGATCAAGAGGTCGTTACGCTTCAGAAGTATTAACTTATGAAGTAACAGGAACCACACAAGTTTCATTAGCAGAAGTTACAGATATTGAATTAAACCCATTAGGTGAATTCCAAATTAATGTAACAGGTTTAACAGGTGGTGCAAAATCATTTAATTGTACATTAGATACAACATCAACAAAATATGTTAAAAAAGTATTAGGTTCTGATGTATTTGATAAAACATATAGTGATTTTCCTCTTTATGTATACGAATCTTATCCTAATTTAGTTAAGGCGGCTTATGAAAGAGGTTTAATTAGAGGTTTAAGTACCACTAAAGTATTCAACGACGAAGGTTCTAACTTTATTGGTAAATGGTCAACATCTTTATCACCAATGGTGGTTTCAGAGGTTCGTGGTGGAAAAGTTTCCGATTTATTTGAAGTAATTACAATTTCAGACGGTGAAGGTTCTAACTATCAAGTTAAAATAACAGTTCAAAATATTAATTTGGATTCAGGTGAATTTGATATTGTAGTTCGTGATTTTAACGATACAGATGACAATATGGTAGTTCTTGAAAAATATTCAAGATGTTCTATGAATCCTGACATGCCAGGTTTTGTTGGTAGAAAAATAGGTACAGCGGACGGTGAGTATGAATTACGTTCAAAATACATAATGTTATCTTTGGCGGATAATCATCCATCAGATGCATTCCCAGCTGGGTTTAAAGGATTCGTTAACAATGAAAACTTTAGTGGAACAACATTGGGTAGTGTTATTTATAAAACTGATTATAACGATGCTGGCGATGTTGTAACATATAATGCAAATGGTACTGAAAATATCGAAGGTGGAGATAAAGTAAAGAAAGTAATGTTGGGATTATCGTCTCAAGTTGGTTTTGATAAAGATTTACTTAAATATAAAGGTACAAGTGGCACAACCGAAACTTTTGGTTTCCACTTATCTGTTAACGCGACCGATATCACAGGAACTACATATCAATGTACACCTTACGATTTAGAAGGTACTTCAAAAGGAAAATTAGATAATATTGCATACCGTAAATTTACATTTGCAACAGGTGGTGGTACAGATGGTTGGGATATCTATAGAACATCTAGAACTAATACTGATTCTTATATTTTTGGTAAAACAACATATACTAATAATAGAACAAACGGAGCATATAGTGGGGTGTTTAGTCCTGATTCAGGTAATTCTGACTATTATGCTTACTTAGATGCTATTAACACATTTGCTAACCCTGAAGCGGTTGATATTAACGTATTTGCTACTCCGGGTATTAACTTCCGTGACCATAGTTCTTTAGTAAATCAAGCAATTGATATGATTGAGAATGATAGAGCAGATTCATTGTATATCATGAACTCTCCTAACATTACAGGTACAACAGCAGCCGCTGACGTTGTTGGTGAATTAGATACCGTATCTATCGATTCTAACTATTCTGCAACATATTGGCCTTGGATTCAAGTAAGAGATACTGATAATGCAACTCAACTTTACATCCCACCAACAGGTGAGGTATTGAAGAATATCGCATTAACTGACAATGTTTCTTATCCTTGGTTCGCAGTTGCGGGTTATTCAAGAGGTTTGGTAAATGCAATTAAAGCAACCAAAAAATTAACTCTTGATGAGAGAGATGAATTATATAAGAATAGAATTAACCCAATCGCAACATTCTCTGATACAGGTACAATTATTTGGGGTAACAAAACGTTACAAGTTAGAGAATCTGCACTTGATAGAATCAACGTAAGAAGATTGTTATTGAGAGCAAGAAAATTAATTTCTGCAGTTGCGGTTAGATTACTATTTGAACAAAATGATGAGCAAGTAAGACAAGAGTTCTTGAGATTAGTTAACCCTATCTTGGATTCAATTAAGAAAGAAAGAGGTTTGTACGAATTCAAAGTTACTGTTTCCAGCGACCCAGAAGATATTGATGCAAACACATTGAGAGGTAAAATCTATATTAAACCTACTCGTTCTCTTGAATTTATTGATGTTGAATTTGTAATCACTCCGACAGGAGCTTCATTTGAGAATATCTAATCTAAAAGGAGATATAAAAATAGGAAGGGGGTCTTTGGACCTCCTTCTTTATTTGTGGAACGTTCCACGTGGAACCTTTTGTATAATGATTGGATTGTTTTACTGCACCCAGTATATACTAGTATAATCTAGAACTGGTTATACTAGTATTTATTTAATATTTAATAATTTATTAAAAACTAGATATATTATTTATTACTGGAACTGGAATACTGGAGGGTTTGTAAAAAACTACGAAAAATAATTGATAAAATCAAGTACCTAACCAAAAATAAATTTATTTCCAATTAACATATATTTATAAGAAGTATAAAATAACAAAAAATTTAACAAATACAAAATGGCAGATTTACTAATGAAAATGCCGGTTCCTTACGAACCGAAAAGACAGAACAGATTTATTCTTAGATTCCCTTCATCTTTGGGAATCAATGAGTGGTATGTTTCTTCAACAAAAAGACCTTCAGCTAAAATTAACTCAACAGAGATTCCTTTCTTGAATACTTCAACTTATGTTGCTGGTAGATTTACTTGGGAAGAAATGAGTGTTACTTTTAAAGACCCAATCGGTCCATCAGCTTCTCAAGCATTAATGGAATGGTTCCGTTTACACGCAGAATCAGTAACAGGTAGAATGGGATATGCTGCTGGGTACAAAAAAGACATTGAACTTGAAATGCTTGACCCAACGGGAGTCGTTGTTGAAAAATGGATTATCCAAGGTTGTTTCTTAACAAGCTTAAACTTTGGTGATTTAGATTACAACAATGATGCTTTAGCTCAAATTACTTGTAACTTGAGAATGGACCGTTGTATTCAAGTATACTAATAGTTTCTATTTAATACTAAAACCGATAATCAAATTAGTAAATCTGTCTAATGGGTTATCGGTTTTTTTATGCAAAAACTTTACTTTAATCTACTTATAGTTTAAATTGTACTATGGAAGAATTTAGAATTGACCCCAACATTGCTTATGATGTAGTTGAATTACCTAGTAGAGGTATTCATTATGCAAACAATAAAAAATCGGCGAGAATCGCATATCTAACCGCGGCGGATGAAAATATCTTATCGTCCCCAAGTTTAATTGCAACTAACAAAGTTGTTGATGAATTACTAAAAAGAAAAATTTTAGATAAAGATTTATCTATTGATGATATAGTTGAAGAAGATAGGCAAGCAATTTTAATATTTTTAAGGAATACCTCGTTTGGTAGTGATTATAAAGTTACATCAACAGACCCAAAAACAGGAGAACAGTTTGATTTTGAATTAGATTTATCAACATTAAAAACAAAGGACTTTACTTTAGTTGCGGATGCAAATGGTGAATATTCATATTTTATGGAAAAATCAAAATTGGATATAACATTTAAATTCATCTCCAAAAAACAAGAAAAAGAACTTGACCAAATTAAAGATAGTTGGAATGGTAACGGAGTACCACCAATTATTACTAAACAACTTGAGATGATGATTAAATCGGTTGCAGGCAATAAAGACCTAATGAACATTAGAAACTTTATTGAAAATATGCCAATCAAAGATTCACAAGATTTTAGAAAATTTATCAATGAAAATAAACCGGGGTTAGATTTAACCCAAACAGCAACCACCCCGTCAGGAGACACAATCCAAGTTGAAATTGGATTCGGGGTTGAGTTTTTTCGTCCTTTCTACGGATTATAAAAAGGGACAGTTAGACGAGATTTTATTTTTAGTTAAAAGGGGATTCTCATATGGAGATATCCTTTCTATGCCTGTATATATCAGACGTTATTATATACAATATTTAATATCATTAGAAAATGGAAATAATTAAACATCTATTTATATGATATGGGATTATTAAGCAGAATACCTAGTGGAATTACAAATGAAAGCGCTTTCAAAATTGCGTTTGCTGATGCGTATCAAAAAGAATTTGGTAAAGCGTATAAGGGAGACAGCTCCGATGGGGCATCATTAGCAGGTACATGGAAGTTATATAATGAAAAATTAGGTACAACAAATACGCCAGATATATCCAAACAAAATTTTGGAAATAAAGCTGTTGATTTTGTAAGAGGTACAATAGACACACAAAAAACACAAACATCACAATACTCCGAAGGTGAAATGTTTAGAATTAGTAATATGTTAGATATTATTAATAAAAAAGGACAAACTACTCAAGGAATAATGGGAATAGTTGGTAGATTGGTTGAAACCGCTGCTGGTGCAATAGAAACCCAATTAAAACAAGAAGCTCAATTAAGAACAGATATCAACGAAAAGGTTGGTATGCAAGGAGAGCTTTCAAAAGGTTTAAGAGAAGAAATTATAGATGCATATCCATCAACACTTAGATTAGGGTATGGAATGCAACAATTAACCGATATGATGACAAATATGATGTCAGAATCGGGTAGATTTAATCTTATATCAAAAGAAACGATAGGTCAAGCGGCGGCAACTGCAAGGTCCTTTGTTGGAGATTTAAGTGAAATGGGTAGAGTATTTGGTCAATTTGAAAAAGTTGGTCTTGGTGCTTCGGACGCAACAAAGGCTATTGATACTGCTGGTAAATCTTCATTGTCTTTAGGTTTGAATAGTAAAAAAACAACACAAGATTTAAGAGACAATTTAGGAAAATTAAATGAATTCGGATTTGCAAATGGTGTACAAGGATTAAATAGAATGGTTCAAAAGGCCAATGAATTTAGAATAAGTATGGATTCTGTTTATCAAGTTGCTGATAAAGTTTTTAGTCCTGAAGGTGCGTTAGAATTAAGTGCAAATTTATCGGTATTGGGTGGTGCAATGGGAGACTTTGCGGACCCAATAAAATTAATGTACATGGCAACCAATAATGTGGAAGGATTACAAGATGCATTAATCGGTGCTGCAGGCTCATTAACCACATATAATCAAGAACAAGGTAGATTTGAAATTACAGGTGTTAACCTAAGAAAGGCCAAAGCAATGGCAAGTGAATTAGGAATATCGTATCAAGAATTAGCTAAAGGTGCAATTGCTGCCTCTGAGAGATCTGCAGCCGCTAGTGCCCTAATGACAAGTGGATTGGTGATGGAAGATAAGGAAAGAGAATTTTTAACTAACTTATCACAAATGAAAGATGGTAAAATGGTTATTGAGGTTCCTAAATCTTTAATGAGTGAGTTAGGTGGACAAACAGAAGTTGTTTTAGAAGATTTAACAAATGCACAAAAAACAACATTATTAGCAAACCAAAAGGCATTTGAAGAAATGTCCACACAAGATATTGCAAGAGGACAGTTAAGTGCAATGGAAAACATAGAAAGAGATATTGGATTTATGGCTGCAACAGCAAGAAGTCGTGCGGTTAATATGGCTAAATCAGCAGCAGAAGCTGCTGGTTTAACAGGAGAAGATGCTCAGAAATTTGTTAAAGAAACTGCAGATGGATTTTCAAAAGGAACAATTCAAATGACCGACAACCTTAATAAGGTGGTTAGTAATTATATTGGAGAACTTAAAGGTGAAAAACCAAAAACTCAAGGTACTGCCACAACAGAAACAAGTGCAATGAATGTTGCTGAAGCAGAAAAGAAAGCTGCCGAAGCTAAACAGACTGCCGGAAATACAACAAAAGTTGTAAAGGTTGAAGTTTCGGCTAAATCATCTGAAGCATTAATGGATGGTTGGACTAGACAAATTATCAGAGACGCAAGTGTAAAGGAAGATTTTATAAACTCAGGTAACGACGAGTATACAACACCACCAAAAAACTAAATAAATCTATTTATTATAAAATATAATGCCAAGTTACTTAGACTTTAATTCGACTAAAAAATTCAGAGATTATATATTAGGTAAAACACTTAATGTACCTAATGGTCCACAGACTTTTAGTAACACATCATTTTCAGTTGATAAATTGAGTGACATGTCTAATAAAGACACTGGCGACGTTATTTTAAACGATTCTACAAGTAGAAAAACACAAGTTGATAATATATCTAATTTAAATGTTAACCAACCGTCTGACAATTATTTAATTGTTGAAGATTTAAATACATTTTTAATACAAAGGAGAAGTAATGGAATAAATTTATATCCATATTTTCCCACAAATACCCCAACATATAATTTAGTTGGTATTATGGGTTCATCATCATATGATAGTGAATCTGAATTATTCAAATTTGCAGCTAACAATATTAAAAATAATCCTGATGGTCCCGTTCTTTCGAGAATATCAAGAAATATAGAAACCGCTACAAATGGTAGATTAAGATTATTGGATGCTCTTAATGGTAACACTGCGACCGCTTTTAATATAGTTACGGGTAGGGAACCATTGGTTGACCCAAATAATAAAATTACGGTGGCGAGAACTCTACCAGGGAAAGCAATAGATTTTTTACAAACTATTTCAGGAACACAATTACCGTTTAGTGAAATACCGGGTGATTATTTATCAAACCCAGCAAACCCTGTAAACATTAGACCCCAAGCAAAAACCGAATTTGGTAAATTATATCAAGATGTTACAGGTGTATTGGGTTCATTAATTGGAATACAAAGAAGACCAAGGTTATCAAGAAAACCTTCAGACTTATTAATTGAATATATGGGTGACGGTCAAAAAAATAGATTATATGACACGTTAACATTTAACAAATATGCACCGAATTACACAACAAGCGCAAGATCACAAAACACATCAAAGTTATTTAGTTTTATTGATAGAGCGGCACAAGGAGCAAAAAATATTTTAGGAGTTGAGGCACCAGCCGGAAAGGCATACATTGGTGATGATAGAGGCGAGGATGTAAAATATGCAATGGGTGATTTCAATGATAGACCCGTTAGAAGTGGTTATTATCTTTCATTAATGTTTGATAGAGTTTCTGCTGAATTATTTCATAGAAGTAAAAACATTACAGAGGGTGGTAAAATCACTGGTAATCTTACATGGATTAGTCGAAACTCAAAAAATAAGTTAGGTTCAGGTAACCAAGAATGGGGTAATGAATCATCAAGATTTGATGAATCAAAATCTACAGTATTTAGTTTTAGAGAAGATTCTATATTAGGAAGTACACAGGAAATCTTAAATTCAATGCCGTCCGACGGAAGTTCAATTTCACATGTTGGACACGTAATCGACCAAACAAGTAGAGTATTTGGAGAGGGTGATTTAAGAATATCAAAAGGTTCTGCAATAAAGTATACAAACAAATTTTCAGGTGAAGAAAGTGGGGTTGAATATTGTAGAGTTTGGACAAAGGATAGGTCATACATGAACTATTCCGATACCATGAAAAGAACAGGTAATGTAAGAAAATTCGACGGTAGTGTTATGGGAGGAGCTAGTAGACCTTGGAATTTAAATTACGCACCAATGTCTAATGGTAATAAATCATTTGAAGGGTCAACAAATATTGTTGATAAGTATCCATATGGTGGAGGTTTTTATGCTAAAAAGTATATGTTCTCAATTGAGAATTTAGCTTGGAAAACTTCCAATAGAGATGGTTTTAAAGTTACCGATTTACCTGCTTGTGAAAGAGGAAATAATGGAGGTCGTGTTATGTGGTTCCCACCATATGATTTAAAAATGAACGAACAAAATAGTGCAAGATGGGAGGAAAATTCTTTTTTAGGAAGACCAGAACCAATTTACACTTATCAAAATACTTCAAGAAGTGGCACCATATCATTTAAAGTTGTTGTTGACCACCCAAGCATTTTAAATTTATTAGTTAGAGAACACTTCAAAGGAATGTCAGATGAAGAGGCAGATAACTACATTAATGCATTTTTTGCTGGATGTGAAGAAATTGACTTTTATAGTTTAATACAAACATATACAACTTTAGATAGTGATGACATTAATCTAATAAAACTATATTTAAATTCTTCTAAAGCACCACAAGAAATTAAAAAATACAAATATACCACAACACAAGTTACATTTCCTAAACCCGATAAAGGACAAAACGGAGGTAAAGACACAACGGTACAATTTGATAAAAGATTTTATTTTGCAAATGATTATCCTAAAAAAGACGGGTCAACAAAAGGAACAACAAATTTAACGTACACACAATTATATAATCAGTATGTTGCACAAAAAGTAACATACACCGGAAACACTGTTATCGATTTAGGTGAATTAGTGGTAGGAACAACCGAAAATCATAAGAAAGATAGATTGGTTATTTTTGGTAAAGAATCTATTGATTCTGCAACAAGCGGGGCGACAATTAGTAAAGAAGCACAAAAAATTGCAACAGGATTTGATGAACTTACAAGTGGGTATACAGAATATAATACAAAATTAACCGCATTAAAATCTGACATTACAGGTAAGACTGTTAGCGAAGTTACTTTTTCAATTTCTTCGTCAACCTCAGAAGTTGCGGATAACACCTATAATTTTTATTTAGGTGTTAGAAGAGGACATAGTATTTTTCAAGATATATTCAAAGGAATATCAAATGGTAAAACACCTGAACTAAAATGGTTTAACGATACCGTTTTAAAACCATATGAAAAAACAGGAACCAACCAAAAACCTGGTGAATTTGTAAAGGAGTTTACATTTAAAGATTTTGGTTATGATGTGGACGGTAAATTTATTTTTAAATTTAACACAAATGGAGAAGACACTACTTTAAAAAATACTGGTGGTAAAGAAAACTTAAATTGTAATCAAGCAATATTAACAAAACAAGGTCTTAAAGATACATCACCTATTGCATTTTATTGTAGACAATCAAGAGTTAAATTTGAGTATAAGAAAAAACCTGAACAACCACAGGAAATAACCGTACCAAATATACCAGTTCCAGTAACAACAGTTGAACCAGATGGTACAACGACTATACCAAATAGAAAACCTACTATAGATGTGATGAAGAGAATCATCATGAAAACATTATCGGAATGTCATTACTTTAAAAAGTTAGAAGAAGATTCTCCTGTTGCGTTTACATCACTAAAAGAAAAATTAAAATATTTCCATCCAGGTTTCCACTCAACAACACCTGAAGGTTTAAATAGTAGATTAACATTCTTATTACAATGTGTAAGACCGGGTGATACTATTCCAATTAAAGGAGTATCAGACCCATTAGATGTCGGTGCAAGAAACACCTCATTTGGTCCACCACCTATTTGTGTTTTAAGAATTGGTGATTTTTACCATTCTAAAGTTATTATTAGAGATGTTGGAATTACATATGACGACAGTACTTGGGATTTAAATCCTGAAGGTATTGGTGTACAACCAATGATTGCCAATGTAAGTTTACAAGTTTCATTTATAGGAGGTCAAGGTTTAGAGAAACCAGTTGAGAGATTACAAAATGCATTGTCATCGAACTTTTTTGCAAACACGGAGATGTATGATGAAAGAGCAATTTCTACTACAACTAAAATAGACGGACAAGACGCTGAAAAATTCACAAAAGATTTTTTAGAAAAATTACAACAAAAAGACGGTTTTGCGTTAGAAGGTAAAAATGATTCTGCTAATTCAAATCAAACGGTTGAAGGAACATATATCGGTACCCCAAATGGAGACAAGATGAAATACACCAACGCAATTAATATGGTTTATAGTAGCGTTGGAAATTACTTTAATACATACCAAACCGCATATAATGAAGTTTTAAAGAACTTTGGTCCAAAAATAGGTCAAATGTTCTTATCACAAAATTTTAGAACAATAACTGGTTACACCATTAATACTAATACATCATCAACGGAAGACATAAAATTATTAGGTGAATATAAATCCTCTATGGATTTTAATAAATTAAAAATAAGATTAGAGGGGTCTTTGGTTAATTATGTTTCTAATACAGCGGATTTAAGTAGTGTTTTAGGATTTTCAGATGTGTTACCATCATCATTAGTGTCTAATTCAAACGACTTATTAAAACCACATATTAAAAAATTAATTTTAGATAAGATTAAAAAGATTAGTGATTTTAAGGAAATGAAAAAAGTTGAAGACGTTAGAAAAGAAGTCATTGAATCCTTAGATAAAGTTAACTTTATTACAAAATATTCAAGAGACGGTAAAATAGAAAAAGAAAACTATAGTGGTGCTACTTTTAGTGTTGGGTTTACAAACGAAGGGTTTTACTCAAATTACTCAAGTGTTATAACATACATTAAAAATAACTACCAATATTTTACTGAAGATTTTACAACCACATTAGATTATTCATCTTTATCAACTAATGATATGAATGATATGTTATCTGTATTATTGAAAGATGATAAGAAAAGTATTTTAGATTTATATAATGTTGACACAGTAAACTTTACTGATAAGATAAAAACAAAATTAGAAAAGAAATTAGATAATTTTATAACAAAACCAACAGAGAAGAAGTTTAAATTGGATAAGTTCCCCGTTAAGAAAAATGATAAAGAAATTGAATTTCAGGTAATAACGGGAGATTTAACTACGGATGCGAAGACAGATTTGAAGAAAATATTTAATACAAAGAATAAAATTGGTGAAAAACTAAACTTTTATAAACCATGAGTAGGGACTATTTTGACAGGTACCAATATTTTTTAGCGGACGGTAAATTTAGAATTGTCCCTGGCATTGAAATTCCTATAAAAGGAAGTGATAAGTACATGCAATATAAAAGGGGTAAAGATAGATTAGATAAAATCTCACAAGAGTATTATAACTCACCATTATTTGGTTGGATTATATTACAAGCAAATCCATTACTTGGTAGTGTGGAATTTGAAATACCTGATAATTCTTTTATTAGAATACCATTTCCTCTGATTAGCACTTTACAAGATTATAAAAGTGCTGTAGAATTGTATAAGTTATATTATGGCGAACAATAAGTTAAACAGTGGTGAAAATATTTTAGTCAAAGTTGACCAAAACAATTTAATATACATTGACCCAAACAGTGTTGTAAACAACGGAGTTGTTGAAGAAAGAGGGGTTAAACAAGAAAACTTGGTAATGTATGTTAATTTGGAGGCCGATTTAATACCAAGAACAACATTGGTTGATTCGGGTAATAAAACCACGTTAGTATCTGTCGCAAAAGGAACCCTTAACATTCTAAAACCAAAAACGGGTGATTATGATACGTCATGGACTGAAGCGTATAATGGTAGTGACAATGTTGTTACCGAAAAAGATTCTAATGGTAATCAAATCTATAAAGGTGTAGAAAACAAGGGTTATGACGGTACGGCACAATCTTTTGGTATCGATAGTATTAACATCAATATTAAAGGTGCAAATTTTATACCACAAATTAATATAAACTTTATTGACGTTAGGGGTAAGACTTTATTTGAGTCCCCTGAGAATTCACCATATAATGCATTTTTCCACATGCCGTGGCCAATATTTTATTTAACAGTAAAAGGATATTATGGTAAAGCAATTAGATATCGTTTACACTTAGTTAAGTTTAATACAAAATACAACGAGTCTAATGGTAATTTTGAAGTATCGACCACATTTGTTGGTTCAACATATGCGTACTTAAATGATATACCATTAACAGGTATATTAAATGCACCATATATGTATGCAATTGAAAAAGAAACAAATACCTCCTTCAACGAAAAAACTGGTAGGTACGAGAAGAAAGTTTCAAAATCTTCAAGAGGTTATACAATGTTAAGGTCGGTATATGATGAATATATTGCAAAAGGATTACTACCTAAAAACTTCCCAACAAAAACATTAAGAGAAGTTATTACGGTTGCAAGAAGTTTAGACAAGATATTAGAAAAAGAAATATTCAACCAAGTTGTTGATTATAAAATATTTGCGGGTTTAAAAGAATTTGAAACAACGGTACAGAATTTTGAAACTGCAGTTAGAACGTGGGGTTCTGTTAACTTAGAAAAAAACACATTTGAAATAAATGGTGTTACAGGTGTAACATATAGTTACCTTTCTGGACAGGAAAAAACAAGTACCACTAAATTAATCGGTGCAGATAAAGCGGGAACATTAGAGAAAATATTAATAGAATACCCAAAAGAACTATTAAAAACACAATTATTTGCTCAAAAATATATTAACGATACGGGAGCCGACTTTAAAAAAGAAACATTTTCTTTTATTAATCAAATTAAAAAAGTTGGTGAATATTACACACCAAACGAAGGTAAACTTGCAATAAATTTAAATGCCATATTAACGGATATTTTCAACATTCAAAAATCATTTGTAGAACAACGAGATAAATTAGAGGCTAAAGTTGAACAAAAAATTAATGAAGTCATTAAAGACCCTACAAAGGGTGGAATAGGTTTTGAACCCACAATAAGAAATATTATGGGAGTTATTCTTGCAAATGCAGATGTTTATATTAGATTAATGAAAGATGTTCATAATAGAGCATTTGAAGTTGCTGGAAGAAGAAAAAAAATAATAGGTAACTTAGAGGATGAAAGTAAAGACGGACAAATATTTCCGTGGCCTGAAATAAAGAAACAAACACCAAACAAACAAAAAGTTTTAGCATATCCTGGCGACCCTGATTTACAACAAAAATTACAAAGTTTTAACAGATCACTTTGGCCGGAAATTGACTTTCTTGAAAACTACCACGGAGTTGCCACTAAAAGAGTAGACTCATTGGCACAAAAAGAAGGTAATGTTGGTAATATTAGTTATGTTTTTGAAGAAAACTCACAAGAACAAAGTTTTAATAACATATCGACTTTATTGTCATTAACACCAAATATCCCATATTCAAACAAATCAATATCTTCTCTAATATATGAAATATATGAAAGGTCAAGATATACGATGGCGATTGATACATTTAACAATGCATCTATAAAAGAATTGGCATTAATCGATTTCTCTAATATGGAGAAACTATTAAAAGAGGATTATGATATAATTGATATTTTAAACACAATAGACAGTAAAGCTAAAATAGAAGAATATCTTTTATCATTCTCACCATTTGAAAGGTACCCATATGTACAAGACCAATTACCAACGGTTGAATATGTGAACCAATTATTAGCAACCCCATTTCAAATAGAAGAATATAGTACATCTAAAAAAAGAAGTGAATCAGGAAATCTTTATAAAAACTTAAATAGTAATTTATATTCATATTTGGCAGAACCATATAGAACAAAAATCTATCCATTTAGTTCTGAACAATATCTTTCATATATTAACAAACCAAAATTTGAACCACAAGAATTTAAATTTGAGGGTATTCTACAAGTAAACACTAAAGAAGGTTTAATTAGTTCACCAATCAATCCATTATTTTGGGTTAAAAATGGTTACACAACAGATATTTTTGCAAGAAAATTAGACTTAGATACTTCTGACGGTTTATTTAGTACCGCTAACATTTTAAACACACCATATTTTCATAAACAATTATATAACGATTTACATACCACATCTTCATATGGAAAATATGCAGGTTCCGCATATCTTTTATTAAACTCATTACCATTTGTTGATTTAGATGAAATGGTAAATTTTGGATTATCAAGTACAAGACCTTCTTCGTTATTTAAAGAAGTAAGTTCTTCACACTATATTCCATATCATTTAATGTTAAAGTGGGGGTCAATATATCATAGATATAAAAAATACCTAACTGAAAATGTTGATATTGTAAGTGGAATAACATCATCTATCAACACAACAACATATTTTGGTTTAGGTGGAGATATTGAAATAGGTAACGAAATTGTAAGTGATGTAATAGATACTGGAGTTCACCCATTCTACGATGCTCTTTACCACCAATTTATAAATGACTATAGTCATTTTGATATTAATGCAACATCTGGTGTTAATTCTTTTACAGGTAGAACAACAAATAATACTATAAATTTTGATAGAGTATCAAACGGAGATGAATTTAGATATTGGACATCATTTGTTGACAATTCTAAATTAAAAACGACTGACACACATTATACATTATTACCATCCGTTGGGGCAAACACCATCTCAAACTTAGATTTAACAAATGGGGACGACGCTTTAAGAAACTTTAATAAAGGTCAAACGGCATTTAGAGTACTTTGGACAGACGAAACTGTTTATACAACTTATACGGGTAAAACATTCCCATCATATGACGAACATCATATAGATACCAAATTTAATGATTATTTGGTAATGGATAGTTCAGTTAAGTTTAAAAAAGTTAATGACTTAATTGCAACATTTAGTCCTGATATATTAGATAAATTTGAAGAATACTTTTTAGACTTTGCAACTGAGAGGGTTACTGAGGAGACACCATATAAAAAATTCAAATCAGTAAAACATGACAACTTCCAAAATTTAATAAAATCTATTGTAACGGTTAAAAAGAAAGACTCCGACCCAATAAACACAAATTTATTAATTAAAACATTAAGAGAACAACAATTAGAAAATTTAAAAGTATTAACAAAAGATATTTTATCTGAATCAAATTTAATTAAGATTACATTAGGT